TTTCAATCCTGCCCTGTCTAACAAGTCCTTGCTGGCTTCAAGCTGGACATACTCTGATTTTGCATTGGCTGACAGTCGCGTCACCTGATGGAGGGCTTGGGTCGCCTTTGCTCCAAGTTCATCCCTCACCCTTTGCATCATATACGCCTGAACCTTTGGCAGTGCTAACGCTTTGCTTGCGCTGACTCTTCCCGTTTCACCCTCAGCGTAGCCGGCCGCCTGAGCGGCCTCTTTTATCGTGCCGCCATACGCTACCAAGTGTTCCACAAGGGCGGTTTGTTTCTCTGTCAAACCCGTGGCCGGGTCTTTGACTGCATTACCCATTTTCTTTTATTTCCCTTCTTCCCCTCTGCTAGATTGTCGCTTGCACATAATCCTATAAGCGGCACGAAGCGCGCCGCATAAGCGGAGTTTAAGAGGGTTCGTCAAGAGAAATCAAGAGAGAAAGAGAAGAGGAAGGCAAAAACGCAATAATGTTTCAAAGACACGAAATAATGTTGCGCAAATAATATAAACTTCGCAAGCACATTGCGCGGGGAATGTGTATAATAATGGGTATAAAGAAATGATTGAGACTGTAGGAGGTAACGCAATCATGACAAACAGAGTATCAATGAAAGATTTGGAACTGCAGACAGCAGCCATCAACGGCCTGAAGGGTTCGCCTGTAAAATACAGCGCAAACAAAGAAGGCGAAAAATTCAAAGCAAACATCGGACACCGCTATATTTTGGCAAGCCACAATCACTATGCGCTGGCTTGTGTCATTAATGAAGGCGGCGGTGTATCGGTTCGCTTTGGTTCAAGAAACAAACGCGACCTTTACAACAAACTTGACGCATATATCACAGCATTAGACGAGGAGTAGAAACCATGAAACTATCACGCCAACATTTTGAATTCATCGCAGACGAAATTGCGCCAATGCTTGCAAACCCCGTGTTTGTTGAAGACATTGCCGACAAGCTGGAAGATACAAACCCAAACTTTAACCGCGAGGTATTCACGCAGCGCGCCTTAAAGAATTGGGAAAACGAAAACATTCCATTGGAGGAGGTGAGCCAGATATGAAACTAGGTCGCGACATGATAACGGACGAACTGCACCGCCGAAGCCTAAGCCGTTGGCAATGGCGCAAAAGAAAGTGGCAAAGGTTCATAAACTTAATTCTTTTTTGGAGGTCATAAAATGAATTGGAGACGCACGATTGGGGTTTATATTGAAGCCCTAGAGACAGGCAACAAGCAACAAGCAGATGCTGCGGCCTGTGAATTGATGGTCATTGCAGACCATTTGAACAAGCTGGAGGTCAAGTATCCTGACATAATACAAGAGACACCCAGCAAAATAGTTTACCCCGACCAATGGTGGACGCTATGAGCCAGCCAACATTCAATGAAATGAGTTCAATGTTTGATGCATTGCAGACAGTGACCGGGGCAAACCTAAACGGAGAGGAAGGCTTTTGGAATGTCAACGGGGAGTTGATGCACGGCGAAGACGCAGACACACCAGTCACCGACGATGAATTCGAGCAAGCATCACAACGCTGTCGCTTCGCGGCTTGGTATATAGAAAAGTGGTGTCTCGAATACTGCGAGAACCAACGAAGCTGGGCTGACTTGGAGGGCTGACATGAAAAAAAGAAAGATAGACAAGCAAGGACAGCCAGCAAAGTGTGACGTTTGTGGAGATATTCGACACGAATTTGTCATGCTGCTGGTTAGTCCTGACCCTGTAGAACACGAAACATGGTGTGACCCCTGTTACACCAAAGCACAAACGGAGAAACAAAATGGATAATGAAAAGAAACAAAATACCGAAAAAAACTTTGAAGAAGATTTCAAAGAGGCGGTAAAAAACAAACTAAAAAAAGAGGGCATCAACGATGAATGGATGAATGACCATTTAATTATTGAGGTTATTTAATGACAAGCAAAAGTAAGGCAAAAGGAACGTATCACGAGAACTGGTTTGTGAAACTGTTCAAGGAGTGGGGCTTGGCGGTCAAACGCCAGCCCCTATCCGGCGCGCTTGGAGGAGAGTATTCGGGCGACTTGGTTATCAACTTGAATGGCCGGGACTACATAGCCGAGGTGAAATATCGCAAAGAAAAAGGCTTTCCCTCCCCGTTCTCGGTCTTAAAAAATCGAGACGTTGCCCTGTTCAAGCTGGGCAAGGGCGAAGAAGGCTCACCAAAATGGGTGCTGATTGTGCCTGATAGAATTGTAGAAGAACTAATGGAGAAAGAAAATGAACATGACGATAACGATTGAAGCAGACAAGCAAGAGACATACTCGGTCAAGAGTTTAGTCCGAGCGATATGCGAAACCTTTGGCGTTGAGCAAGACTTATTGCTTGGCAAGCGGCGGGTCGGTTATGTGATGGCTGGTCGGCATGCCCTGTATTATCTGGGCTATCGAAACACAGCACACACAACCACAACGCTGGGTAATTATTTGGATCGTGACCACACAACTATTCTGCACGGCCTAAAGAAATGCCAGTCATTGATGGAGAGAAACAACAACTACGCCTTCAAGATAGAGCAAGCGCATTTGCTTGCATTGCAATATGAAATCCAACGGCGCGAGGGTTTGGACAAACTAAAGGCCGAGGTTCAAGACATGGTTGAACGCTTTCAAATGGAGAAGTTAAATGAACTTTGAGCAAAGAGAAGCACTGATTCACGAACACTTTGTTCGCAAGATGACAACGATGTATCTGCCACCAAACAATGTGAAGCAGAGTGACGCATCAAAGAAACTTTACGGAGAGGAAATCAGAAAGGCAATCAACTCTAGGTTGAGCAGCGACATACCCAATGCCGATGTGTTCAATGATTTGCTCGGCAGAGTGTGGGACAAGTGCGTATCAGCACACGACTTTCGCATCTGGTTTACCCCCCACTTGGTCGGCAAACATGCGGCCAAAGTAAATGCCGAGTGGCAACAGCGAAACACAAAGGCAAACAAACTGTTCGAGACTGCAAGCATACATCAAGACGAGCAACCCCGTGCAGGCAAAGCCGACCCCGCCGGGCAAGGTTGGACAATCGAGAAGTGTGACGCAGCTATCGAGATGACAAAGAGAAAACTAGGCAACAGCCACATGGCAAAGGTGCTGTGCCGCATACCAGAGAAAGCAAAAGAAAGGTTATTAAACAATGAGTAATTTAAAAAGCAAACTGCAAGATTACAGATCTCAAATAGAATACATACAAGAATTATTAGATAGATTAGGTGAAGACTTAGCCGAAGATGTTCTCCAGATTGATTTAGAGTCTGGATATTTTCATAAAAAGACTAGACAAACTGATACGAACTGACCTAATTTGTATTGAAAGGAAGGCAAATGAGTAGAGATAACGAAATCAGAAAAGCATCTATCGGCGGCAGTTGTGCCTTGCGAATCATGGACGGTGATTGGCATGACCTTTGGCTTGAGAAAATGGGATACAAAAAGGGCGTTGACCTGTCCGATGTCTTGCCTGTTCAGCTTGGCGTTTGGACTGAAGAGTTCAACATCAGATGGTTTCAAAAGCACATGCAAGTTGAGTGCTTCAAAGACCCCAATGCAGCCACACATGAGCAACGCTACCACTACAAGTGGGACGGTATTCCCTGCCGAGCAACGCTTGACGCTGAGTTTATGATGCGCGGTGAGCGATACGGCTTGGAGTGCAAGCACACAAACGACAGAGCCACTATCAATAGCCAGCTTGAAAGATACATGCCACAGCTACAGCTTTACCTAGAAATCTCTGGCGTAAAGGCAATGTATTTTGCAAACATCTTTGGCAATGGTCGCTATGAATATGTGAAGGTTGCAAAGAACGAGGAATATATTCAAACAATGCTTGAGCATCTCAAAGAGTTTTGGGGTTATGTCGAGCGTAAAGAAGAGCCGCCACTATCAATGCCTCACTTCTCTGCTGGCATAGACCGCATTGCAATCAACGATATGGTGGCGCGTGACGCAAGCAGCGACAACTATTTCAGAGTGAGAGCAGCCGAATACATCAGCACAAAAGAGGCTGCAAAAGAACACGCAGCAGCCGGGAAAGAATTAAAAGCAATGGTCGGATTAGATGAACGCGAGGTCTATACCGATGAACTTAGTATCAAACGAGACAAGCGTGGTTCGCTACGCATTAACATAAAGAAGTAGGGGACAGGGGAGTAGAAACCCTGCCCCCGCTGTCGAAAGGAGGTAACAGCATGACCGATTATACAGCATCACCATTGATAAGTGAAGAGGCCGAGCCTCTTATCCACCTAATAGGAAATGAATACCAGCTTGGCTGGCGTTCAGTGTGGCTTCACACACCAGACGAAGCGGTGCGAGTTGAATACCGCAATAGCAGACTTGTTCTAACAGTAGTGCGAAAGGAGAAACAGCATGACAGTGAACAACCTAGCCCCCAACGCAGCGAGGGCAGCAAACAAACCGACGAACAATATGGAACTATGGGAGAAGGTGTCCCCATCGGACTCAGCTTATCTGAAGAAGGTTAGCTTTGGATCACGTTCCTTCACCAGCATTGACCCAATGTATCAGGTTCGGGAGGCAACACGCGCCTTCGGCCCGGTTGGTCAAGGTTGGGGATGGCACTCCCAAACAGAGATAATCACTATGGCGAATGGTGATGTGGCGTTTCTTGCACACATTACAGTTTGGCATGGCAACGCACACAACAGCTTCGGGCCGTTCACTGGTTGCAGGACTTTCTACAAGAAAGACCGCATCGCAGAAGACGCACCCAAGATGGCTGTAACAGATGGGCTGACCAAGGCATTGTCGCACCTTGGATTCAACGCCGATGTGTTCCTTGGAGAACACGACAACAAGTATGCGGCAGATAGTAAAGGCGTAAAAGGAGAATGGTAATGAGCCAGACTTACGACAAAACTGATAGCGGTGCAGTATTCCCACCGCGCGATAACCACAAGATGATTCTGACAGGCAAGGCTAACAACGATGGCCGCGACTCTCAGATGGTAGTCACCATGTCAACGCTGCCTGATGGCCGCAAGATTATGGATGTCTATGAAAAGGTCGGAACTCTTTTCGAGAACGAGAAGAAAGGTGAAAACCCAAACTCGCCGGATTACACCGGGCCGATGGGTAGCCGCCGTATCGCCGCATGGCGTAAGACCAAAGATGACATGGCATACATGTCTCTTTCATTCAGCGACAAGCAGCAAGGTGGTAACAATGCAGAAGCACGTAGCAAGCCAGTGGATGACAACATCCCCTTCTAAGCTACTGACCATCGAAGAGGTGGGGGCGGCACTGTCCGTCCCCCCTCAAGATGTGAAGAAGCTATGCCGCAAGCACAGTGTGGCAGTGGTCAAGGTAGGCCACAAGATTAGAATGACTCCAAAAGACTATGAAGAACTGGTCGGAAAGATGACAACATATTATGGATGAACTAACAGCATGGCAGCAAAGAGCAATCCAAGCAGAGAACAAGCTGCGTGAAATTGCATCCATACCTAACGACTCAGTTGGATGGAAACAGATGAGGGCAGCAACAGCAATGAAAGCCCTTGAAGAAATGGATGTGCCAGAAAACATTCTTATCTATATCCGACAATCAAATGACCCTCAGTATCCGGCGCAGCTATGTGTCCGAGATAATACAGTTGACCCCTCCTACAATGTATGGGGTATGACCCCTCGCGCTTTATACAATATGGTGCGGATTGGGGTGAGTCTGATGTCACAGGAAAAGTTTTTTAATAATGCACATCACACTGAATGAAGCAGAGAAAAGACTCTGCCTTTTTGTAGCGCGTTCCCGCAACGCTGCTGCTCGTGAGGTCGCTCCAGAAGATGCACTCAGGGTATCTCCCAAAGACCCTATCTTCGTTGACTACGAGGGTGCAATGGGTGAACTGGCTTTCTCCAAACAGCTAGGCGTTTACCCAAAAGAAATCTTCGAGATCTATCACCGCTCCTCCCTCGATGGTGAAGATCCGGGCGACCTCACATTCAATGGCCTAGTCATTGATGTAAAGACAACCATCCACAAAACAGGAAGACTAATATCCTTCAGGAAAAATCCTGCTATCAATATGTTCGTGTTGCTGACTGGACAGGATGGGGAGTATGACGTTGCTGGTGGTATGTGGTCGTCTGACCTTTACCTTCCATCAAGATACGGCATCCATAGCGGCCTATCAAAAGAGTGTTATTGCGCTACGCAAGATGAGCTGCTTGACTCAAGACAGCTAATGGAATCAATCAGCTTTTAATGCAGGTATGACTGCGGCTCTTCGCCGGACATGATGGCAAACAATTCTTCTGATAGTTCCTCTGCCTCTTCCATATCGACAAGCCCAGAGAACTCCAGCACCAACACAGGGAAACCATCATCTCCCTCTACTATAGTCATCTTGAAATCATACTGGTTCATTTAACTAGACCTTGTTGGTAACTGCGACCATTGAACGTTAGGGCTTGTTTGCGGTTCTGTCCATCACTCTTATACGATACATGAACCCAGCCGCTATTGGGTTTGCCGGACTCGTAGAACTCTAAGATAAGTTGATCGTAATCTAGGTTGGCGTGAATCCAAGAAGCGACCTTGTGGTTATCGACACCGATAATTTCAAAGTCAACAGCCTCCCCCTTACAATGCTGACTGGTTGGCTTGCTGCCAATCTCCTCGCACAGAAACTCACTGCGGTAGCCGCTTGAGATAATCACAGGGGCATTGAACTGGCTGCGCGTAGGCTCAAGGACTGCTTCACACAACGCCCGAAGGGAGGAGGTGTGTTCCTCTGTTGGGGTGTTGTCGAGGCCTAGCCGGGTCGCGGTCTGGCTCTTGGTCATCTCCTGCAAAGTAAAGTTAGGTGTGATCCGCCCTTTGGTGGGGGCGGCTTTACCCGCAGGAGTTACTACTTTTTTCCGCGCATACTCATCAGCTTGTCTGCACCCTTCACCCCAAACGAACTCGTTACTGCGATGAACAACAGGTATTGATACCACTGCGGGAGTGTATCCAGAACCGCGAACCCCTCCCGCACGTGCTGGGTCAGCGATGGAATAAAAACTAGGATTGCAGGCAGCATCAAAACAACAAGAGCAAACTCATCTTTCCAAGAGCCTTTGGTTGCGTCAGCCATATTGGCTTCCCAATCAATCTTGCCTGTTGCAATCTTCTTTTGAACAGCAGCGTCAGCCTTTGCTTTCTCGACCTTGACCTCTGCTTTGGCTTTGGTTTCTTGAACCTTGCCATCCACCCAGTTCCCGGCAATGCCAGCAACCGCACTAAAGATATTCATCATCTTCGTTTCCTAACTTTATCCAATGCCTTGCGTATCTGCGTAGCTTCGGGTTCGTCAAAATCTGTAGCACGAACAGTTGTCCGCTTTTTCTCTACAGCCGTAATACACTTTATCACGCACCTTCTTATTGGCAAGGCTACGAAACAAACCAAGTCTGCATCTTCGCTGTTAATAATGCGCTTTGATTTGCTTCCCTTGCTAGTCATAAACTTGTAGCGCAACCCACCAGACTGGCTAACGCTGGCAGCTTTTACTTCAACGCGGTAGCTTTCATTGTTGTCATCAAAGATTAGTAAGTCAAAGCCTTCATGGTTTACTCGACAGCACTTTAAACCAGTCTCCTCAAAGACAGCTTCGGCTATTAACTCCCCCACGCGACCCAGTTGATGTGCATTACGCACAGTCTGATAGCCCACTTACTTATCCTTTTCTTCTAGCCTGTCTAGTTTATCAAGCCTACGCTGCGTTGACTGGTTAAAGAAAGTAAAAAGTTGAGTGATTTTGGATTCGCTATCTTTCAAACGTTCATCCATTCTATCAGTTTTGTTTTCGAGAGAGGATATAGCCCGGCTAAACCACCAAAGCATAGCCATCGCTGCGGTGAGGATAGGCCAGTAAGCAAGAAGTGTCTCGCCAAAGTTCACGGCTAGTCACCCTTGAAAAGCTTCTGAACCGTCTCGGTTTCCCAGATACGAATAACCCACCAGACCAGTGCAAACAAAGCGGCGACTTCGGGCAGGGCATCAAAGAATGCGCCGAGCGTTACGCCGCCGCTTGCAAGGTCAACGGTGGATTTCATTTCGTCTGTCATTTCTCTTTACGCAAGTTGAGGGCAAGCTTCTGCACAAAGTCGTCCAGCTTTGCCAGCCACTCATTGTCCCGGAGGGAGGGGGTTACGTTAGCAATAGCCGAGGCTGCTGCAATCAATGCGGTAATCCAAGTAATCAGAGTTTCCATTATTCTGTCTCCTCTGTTTCCAATGAGGTTTCAAGCAGATTCATAAATGCTTGGCGACCAACATTAAGCTGGTCAAGGTTAAACTGAGTAGAACCAATCTTGCGATCGAGGTCAGTAATATGATTAATCATAACCTTCTGCTCATCTGTAAGTTGCTCTTCAGTGTATTCTTTGTCGTTAATCGTAATGACGTTTGTTTGTTTCTCGGTCATTAGTCTCTCCTAAGTTTACGTTACCACGGCACTCCGTCAGTAGTAACAGGGGTTTTCTGCCCAGCAATATCAGCAGCCAGAGCAGCTTCGGTTTCGGCTTGGTCAACTTCTTCATATACCCAGCCAAGCACATTAGCTTCGGTCAGGGCATCAAAAGCGATAAAGCCATCAGCACTTGCGTCAGGCGTAAAGCTGACAGTGCCATAAGAGGAAGCAGAATAGGTTACAGCGTCATCGCCTTCCCCAACTGTTTCCGTTTCAGTGACGCGCCAATGCGCCACAGTAACGCCGCCATCAGCGACATTACGTTCCAAGTTTTCGATAGTCCAAGTTGCCATAATTAGCTCCATTAAATAGCGGCAATAATAAATGCCAGTAGTTCGTTGTAACGAACACCCATACGAGAGCGTTCCTCACCAGTTTCCTCATCAGTCCAAGTGGAGTTGATGAACATTGCATAGCGGCCAGCGTCTAAACCTTCGGCCTCAAATGCCGCCTGCAAATCTTGTGCAATAATACCAAAGTGAATCCGTGCGTCATCACCTTTTTCTTCAACTCTGCTTTTCCAGCGGAACTTACGCAGCAAGCCTTTCGCGGCAACGGCGACACGTTGCTCCACTTCCGTAAGCTCTTCGATGTCCTGCTTCTCGTCACCGTCTGATGTGTTGATTGTTCCATTGGTGGCAAATACGTCATCAAAACGAGAGCTGCTAGTTCCCAAATCAAACGCATCGTCTTGCCCGACACCAGAACCATTACAGGGAACAATTTGTGAGTCAGCAAAGATTAAACCAGTATCAGTTACACCGCCGCCAGTTCCGTAAATAAATGTGCTACTAGCAAATGTGCCAATGCCACCAACGGTAGTGCCGCCTTTTTGGAATCTATTTAATATACCGTCTGAGCCAATCCTGTTTGAAAACACAGGAATAGATGAAGAGTTGCCGCGAACTTGACCGTTAGCGCGAAGCTGAGAACCAGTTGTGCCTGCGGTTGTCGTCCCCACCAGCAGATTTCCAGACGAATCCAGCCTTGCGCGTTCTGCTGAATTAGTCTGAAACACAATTGGGTATGCGCCAGAGTTAGCAATGTAATAATTGCCGCCAACTACAGTTTGCGTGCCAGATGATGTGCCATCTGAAATGTAAGCAACGCCGCCGAGACGGAGGTCTTTGAAGCGGCCAGACGTTGAACCTAAACTTATTGCATTGTCTCTTGTTGCTGAGCCTGTGTGAGGAATTATCGAGTCAACAAGAGATTGAAATACAATACCAGTGTCATCTGTTCCGAT